GCTCCAGAAGCCATCGACCTTCTAATCAATGAAAACGAAGGCAACCGCTTCTTCAATACATTTGAAGACCAAAAACGTGGTACTCGTTCTCTATTCTATCAACACAGAAACGATTCTCTTGAAATGATTTCTGACGAATACATTGCTAAGAATGTAGCTTATGCTATACCTAAAGCAAGATTTGACGGCGGACGTCAGCCTTTAGAGTTTGGATATTCTGAAGTTAAGATGATGGAAGTTGACGGAAAAGCATTCCAATTGAACATCTCTAGCGGTGCATATCAAAAACAATTAGTAGGCTTCATGGAAGGCTACATGGTTCTTTACAGTGCATTCCCTGCAACAATTGGTAAGTTGTCTGCATTTACACTTTAGTAGTGTATTTGCAATTATACTTTGCATAGGGTATAATATTGGGGAGGCTAAATAGTTTAGTCTCCTCTTTTATTTTAATAGGCAGAATTTTCTGTCGGGCACAATTCATGAAAGGAATTAATTATGAGCCTTTATTCTAAGACAATCAAAGACGAAAACATTGCACGTGCTCCCAGCAATCTTGCTAATAACAGGATTCCTGATACACACAAAGCAACATTAAAACTAGCAAGCCTTTACAGCAATGCAAGCTCTGGCTTATCTGCAACAGACCTACAAGGAGCTATTGATGAAATAGACTCTAGCGTTGATACTCTTCAATCAGAAATGCTTGTTGAGCAAAGCAACGTTGATACTTTACAGGCTGAAATGCTTGTTGAGCAAAGCAATGTTGATGCTCTTCAAGCTCTTGATGCAGCAGCTGCTTCTGGTGCAGGATTCCGTAAGCTATATGCAAAAGCTATTGTAGATATGGATGAAGTGACACTTGGAAGTGACTATGTTGTAGATGTTAACATTCCAGACAATGCAATTATAACAAACGCATGGATTGACGTTACCACTACAGTGGCTGGTGACGTTGACGACACATTAACAATCGGTGTCGGTGTTGAGACAGTGTCTGCTGGCTCAGAAGACTTAGTGAACGCAATTGCTGTATCTGATGGCTCTAACGTATGGGACGCTGGCATCCAAGCTTGTATTCCTGTAGGAACAGCAGCAACAGCTATTAAGCTTACAGCTGAGAGAGATATCACAGTTGTTACAGTGGCTAATGGAAATGCCTCAGCTACTGGTGCTTTCGATGTTTATGTTGAATATGTTCTTGGTGAATAATAACAACCCCCTGAAGAGACGTAGTATGTTATAGACATATTGCGTCTTTTTCTTTAGTAAGAGGCAGCCCATGTCAGATGAAATAACGCCTTACTTAGGGCTTATTCTAAGTAGTGATTTGACACGAGAGTCAAAAATAAATCTAAGAAAGATAGACACAATAGCAGCTGTCTTTTACAATTCCCAGACAAGCGGAGCAGGACTTCGTTCAGCTGGTGATATTAATATTGTATCTGATGCCAGTGAATTAGGCGGTGGCGGCAATGGCCCCACAATAGAACTAGACGTAGCAGGAAATGCTATAAATTTTGCAAGTGATGCAGCTGATTTAGCTATAGATTTTGGTGGAGCAACAGCAACAAGTTTGACAGTGCCATGGGCATTGTTGACGTTTGCAGATTCCTCTGTGCTAGACATATTAGATTATGTAACAGAGACACAATCACAAATAAATTCAAATACAAACGTAATAAGTGCAGCAGCACATATTATCCGTACAGACAATCCTCATAGTGTAACAGCAGCTCAAGTAGATGCTTACACAATAGCTCAAGTAGATGCATTAATTGATGGAAGAGCTTCAGATGCAGAACTAGCTGCACATGTTAATGACACAACAAATCCACACAGTGTTACAGCAGCACAAACAGGCGCATATCAAACCACGGAAGTGGATGCCTTATTATTATTAAAAGCAAATAAGAGTGTAGTGGATAGCCACATTGCAGACACAAGTGTTCATGGTGTATCAGGCGATGTTGTTGGAACAACAGACACGCAAGTGCTTTCTAACAAGACAATAAATGCTTCTGTAAATACAATAAGTAATATAACAAACGATGAAATCAAATCAGACGCTGCTATTGACGGTACAAAAATCACCCCTGATTTTGGCAGTCAAGTTGTAAAAACAACGGGGTCTTTTCAGCTTTCTAATGGAACATGGACAACAGATATAAAACCAGCAGCTTCAGGACAAGCAGGGCATTTAACATTCTATTTCCCTTCAGCCGACGGAACAGCAGGACAAGTGCTCACTACGGATGGGGCAGGTAATTGGACATGGGCTTCTGTTATGACTAGTGTTCTTCCTGAAAACAATCTACGTGTAGGAGACGCTGGCGGGGCTGTAGCTATTGTTGATACAAGCTCTGTAGGGGATGTATTAGCTGATAGCGTAACAGGTCTTACAATCAAAGCTGGGGCTATTGTGAATGCTGATATAAATGCATCAGCAGCTATTGATGCTTCTAAAATAGGAGCAGGCAGTGTTAGTAATACAGAGTTTGGATATTTGGATGGTGTAACATCAAGTATTCAAACACAATTTGATGATATTTCTACAGCTACAGTGCCGTTAACAAAAACAGGCACGCCTACAACATTAGATGTTATAGATGATGCAAATACATTCTTCCTCAGTGCGGGACTTGTATCAGGTGGGGGTATTACAACAGACGATGTTAATGACGAAGTAAGTATTGCCAACGGTGAAGTGTACATTCGTACAAGTGCAAGTCATACAGCAGAGCTGATATATACAACATTCACAGGCGGAACATTATCTATACCTGACGGAACTACGAGATATGTTTATGTAGATTATAATGCAGGTTCCCCTAACGTCGGTGTAACAGACGATATCACGTCTATTCCTTGTCAAGATACGTGTGTGCTATATGTATGTAGTAATTGGAATGGAAGCATTAGCCACACGGCGATTGGTAATTATTTAAATGACCATCAAGCAAAAGAAGCCAGAAAGAGTGCTGTTATAGCTTGGCTTGAGCATGGATATGGAGCAGCTCTTAGTAGCCCTTCCACAACAACAATAGCTTTAACAGCAGGTGGCTTCTATGTAGGACATGAGCTACAAACTACAGCGGCGTTTGATACAAGTGCAGCGGATACATTCACAGCAGCTTATAGAGATGGGCTTGGAGCATGGACGTATGTTGATAGCCAGACAGCCCTGTCTACAGCGAAATACGATGATGGGTCTGGTACATTAGCAGATTTAAACAACAACAAGTTCGGTGTGCATTGGGTGTATTTAGACATTAACACACCTGATAGATTGCTTTCTGTTTATGGAACAGCCGAATATCCAACACTAGCTGAAGCACAAGCGGCTGGTGTGCCTTCTGTTCTTCCTCCAGCAGCACAAGCATACTCTACAGCAAAGCTTGTAGGGAAAGTGATTGTTAAGCAAGGCGTTACAGATACACAAGATGTTCAGTCTCCATTTGAAGATGTTCTTGTTTCCTCTACACCAGTGACACATAACAATTTAGCTGGACTTGATGTTGGTGATTATCAACATTTAACAGCGGCTCAAGATGCAAAACTAAATACAAATACATTGACAGCGGAACGTGTATTAATAGCAGACGCTTCTGGATATGTGGCTACATCTGATATTACAACAACAGAGCTTGATTATTTAGACGGAGCTTCTTCTAATATACAAGCACAATTAGATGTACTTGCAGCTGTTAATACGGATACATTAGAGCCTACAGGATTTGTAAATAGAACAGATTCTACACTATCGTTCGATAATGGTACAAGAACAGTGGCTATAACACCTGCTGTAACATCCTTTGATTTCTACATACGAGGAACAAAATACACAAAATCCTCTGCACAATCAATTGTAATTCCTAACACAACAGATACTTACTACGTGTATTTCGACAATACAGGAACATTACAATATTCTACGTCTGTACCTGATTTCACAAATACGTCGTTTGCAGCCCTCCTTTATTGGAATGCTACAACAGGTGATTGGTTCTTAGGCGAAGAAAGACATGGCATTACAATGGACGGGGCTACACATGGGTATTTACATAATACTCGTGGAGCTGCCTATGCCAGCGGACTTGCTGTTTCAGGATATAACACAGGAAGTGACACAGCAGCTGATATTGAATTTGATATTAGTGCAGGTGTCTTCTATGACGAAGATATTAGAAATACACCAACAGGTCTTACAGCAGGAGATAATTGGCATAAGTGGTATAGAAGCGGGGCTGCTGGAGATTGGAAAAAAGACACAGCTACAAGCATTCCTACATTCTATGATGGTGGGATAAATCGCCCGTTAATAAATATTCTCTCAGGAGGCGTGAGCTGGACACAAACTCCCGTAACAGCTAATTATTATTTTAATACATATGTTGTTGCCACGAATGAGGCTGACACTAATGGCTTAATATTATTATCAGGGCAAGAGGAATATAGTAGTCAAGCAGCAGCTGAGGCTGAGACAATCAGTGGGCTTTCTTTAGGGTCTCTTCCTTCTCCTGAGACAGTGCCTTTGTATCAGATAACATATCAATATAAGACAAGCTATACAAATAATGATGCTCGTGTAGTGATTGCCTCTGTAACAGATTTAAGAAATACAGGTTCTCTTGGTGTATCGGCTACGCCTTCCAACAATCACGACGCTTTAGCAGGATTGCAAGGTGGGGCAGCTGGTGAGTATTTCCATTTAACAACAGCACAGCACACAAGCTTAGTGGGGAATTTACGCTACGAAGGAACATTCGATGCTACAACAAGTTGGGGAAGCTCGGCTGTAGGAGCAGATGGATTTACGTATTACACAATAACAATTACAGCAGCAACACATGGCCTCTCCTCTCCTGCAAGTGTATGTGTTTATGAAGACAGCACAAATGAGCGTGTTTATTTAGACACATTCATAGACGAGAGCACAAAGGATGTTTCTTTCCGTGTGGAAGATGACTTCCGTTTTGCTGGTAATTACCGTATAATTTGACAATAACACATACTACAGGAGATTTTTATAATGGGCAAATTAACAGATAGAATAGCCCTTCCTCTGCTTCCTACAGGCACAGATAATGCCGTAGTGAAGTATAACGGAACCAGTGCTATACAAGAAAGCGGCGTAATAGTAGACGGAAGCGATAATGTTTCAGGGGTAGGGACATTCACAGCCACGGGACTGGTAAAAGGCTCATCTATACAAGGAACACTATATACAAGCGGACGTATTCCTAAATTCAGTACAGACGGATTGGTGGCTGATAGTGGCGTGTCTATTGATGCTTCTGATAATATTAGTGGAGTGGGAACGCTTGATTGCGGGGCTATAACGAGCACGAGCACAGGAACATTCACAAATACAATTACAGACGTTGTAAAGGTGAAAACAGGCTCAGGTTCGCTTGCTATTCAAAACAGCTCAGGAACAAGTCTTGCAAGCTTTGATGATAGCGGTTCTTGTAGAATTGGTTTATTGTCAGGTGCTAGTGCATTAAATATGAATGTAAGGACAGGGGAAATACAACTACAATCTACGCTAAATGATGTTGACCCATCCATTCGATTTATTACTGATAACGCTGCAAACAAAGCAAGAATACAATCTAATAGGAATAGAGTTAGCGGTTCAGGTTCAAGTTCCTGTGGTTTAGATTTTTATGCTTCCACGAGCGGTAGTGAGGTGCTTGCAGGTTCTTACACATTTGCAGGAGCTTGGACGCTTGGGGCCAGCAGTAGTGCAAGGCACTTCATCCAAGCCACAAATGTAGCTGGTCAAGAAATACTATGGCTGACAAAACTAGGCGTAGCAGGAGGAACCACTTCGTCTTATTTCCAAGGATTTTTCCACGGTGCCACGGCAGAGGGCTACATATGGCATGATGGTTCTGGGAACATGACATTTGCAAATGCTTCAGATGAACGACTAAAAGAAAACTTCAGAGACTTTAATGCTTTAGAGTTAGTCGATGCTGTAAGTCCTAAATTGTACGATTGGAAAGATGGAAAAGGGACAGATGTTATAGGATTTATTGCTCAGGACTTACAACAGACATTTCCTAAAAATGTTAACTACTTACCAAAGTCAAATCCAGAAGATGAAAACGAAGAGCAGTATTTAGGGATTAGTGAAAGCCAATTAACAGCAGTGTTGTGGAAGGCCGTCAAAGAGCTAAAAGCAGAGAATAATAACTTAATAGCTCGTATAGAAGCATTGGAAAATAAATAACATGAAGCCTACAAAGCTCGACAAATTAAAATGTTATACACATGTATGTCTGTTACTATTAATAGATTTATTCCGTATTGTCTCAGCTCCATTCATGTACATTATATATTACAGATTCTATAGAAAAGAATTATTCGGACGACGTAATGCTGAGGGCTTGTCTCCTTGGCATAAATTTGTATGGCTATATGCTGACATGGAAGAGCTGCCACATTGGGCAGGAAAGCCTACATTCTATAATTGTTGGAAATATTCAGCCATACGCAATCCCATGTTCAATCTATGCCTCACATCTTCGCTGTACAATATAAAAGGATTTACACATTGTTATGTGCAATTTGACACACGGGATAAAACTCGCTATGCTACATCCGACGGCGTAGGAAAGCAATATTATGGCAGCGTAATGGTGTGGTATTATAGCGAAGAACGTAAACGCTGGGTATTTATTTGGGAACGAGCTAATGAAAACGTCTATCAATATTTTGGCTACGTCGGATTGCTTGATAGGAAATTTGAAAGACTAAGCGCACGCTTTGAGCTTGCATTTAGAAAGAACACAACGCCACGGCAATAGCCGAATAAAAGAAAGGAACGCCGGAGTTGAAATGGGTTCAACTTCCGCGCACAAGCCACAGCAACAGCTGATTCAAGAAAGGAAAGGCTTATGTTAATTAAGGGACTTCTTAAATTAGTTACAGGAATATTCTTAAAGGAACGTTCTAGTACACCGCCTACACCAAGTGCAGGAGAAAAGCTCCTGTATGCTAAAGACGACGGGAAAGTGTATACACTCGACAGCACAGGTAAAGAATCAAGTATTGGTTCAGGACTTGTACTTGTCAGCCTAGACCACACAGATGACGCAGGTTCTGGCTACAACACAACGGAACAAGAACATTACCTATGCGACACCTCTGGTGGAACATTTACAGTTAATTTGCCTGCTGGAGACGAAGGCTTTAAAATTAGATTTAGTGACGCTGGTAATGCATGGGCTACAAACAATTTGACAATTAGCCCTGCGGCTGGAGAGACAATTGATGGCTATGCTGCGGACGAGGATTTAGTATTAGACGTAAATAGAAGCTGGGTGCAGCTGAATTGGGACAATGACAATAGTGTGTGGTTAGTTGATACGCTGGCAACACAAGATGTTATTCAGCAATCAGACGCAAGTGTAACGGATAATACATTGCCAAGATATGATGGAACAACAGGACAATTGATACAAGGCAGTGGGATTGTTGTAGCTGACACAACAAACAATGTTTCAGGCATGGGAACATTAAGTTGTGGGGCTATAACAAGTACGGGGAGTAGTACGTTTGGCGACACAGCAGGAGGAACCGCACAAAGGATGTATGGTAAAGACGCTAGCGGAAATATAGACTTACCATCAGTAATCACATCTAGTGCATCTGGAGCTGGAGGAACCTCTTTATACACTATAATCGACCATACAAACTCGTGGTGTGGGTTTAGGGCTACTGGAAACACAGGAGCAGCTAAAGAGCTTAGATTTTATGCAGGTACAAGTAACGTAGGTGGTCATTCTTCAACAGGAGCTTGGACGCTTGGACTAGCATCAAACAGAGCAGTTATTAATCAAACAACAAATACAACAGCAATAAATAGCAATGCTTACTATTCAGGATTTTCAGAGTATCGAAGCGATACCACAAGAGCGGGAGCATGTTTAATCGTAAACGCACCAGCTAGTGACGGAGGAAATGTTTATGAGTTTTGCGTTAACAAGGACGGAGAAGCTACAAACGCACCTCATACAGTGATAGGTTCAGCTACGCCACTAGGAGCTTGGACGCTTGGGCCTAGCAGCGATGCTAATACATTAACACACCCTGTATATGGTCGCATAGCATCTCGTACAAGTACGACTGGTAACTACTTTTATTGCAAAACCTCGACAACGACAGATGCCATACTGAGAATGTTTTCAGATGTTAGTGGTACAGAAGTATTAAAATTTAGAGTGGAGGCTGACGGTGACGTAATTTCAGCTACAAACTCATACACTTCCGACGAAAGAGCTAAAAAACTAATAAGAGCAATTCCGTATGGGCTTAACGAAATAATGCAATTAAATCCATCAGGCTTTAGATGGAACCACGAAGACGATGATGCTATAGAAAGCTTCTCCGTTGCAACAGCTCAGAATTTAGAGCAAGTAATGCCAGAGATGGTGAGAGACGATGGCCTTGAATATATAGATGAAAATGGAGAAACAAAGCAGTATAAGGCTATTTATGACAAAGAAGTGATGGCTGTTATGGTGAAGGCAATACAAGAGCTAAACGCAAAACACGAAGCTGTTGTTGCTGAATTACGAGCGGAAATAGAACTGTTGAAAAATCCACTACAACAATAACGGCAGATGTACGTTGGACTTATGTTCGAGATTGTTGTATACTATATACACACTAACAGGGCCAGTAGAATTGCTGGCTCAACAAATATCAACTAAGGGAGAGAACATGGACAAGGATTGTGCAAGGACGCATAAGAAACTCGACAAAATTCAGGATGATATCCATGAGATTAAATTAGATGTGCAAAAGAATACACTAGACATCATGTATCACATCAAAAGAACCAACCTCCTTGAATCACGAATGAAAATGTTTTATTTAAAAGAAATCAGTATTTTATTAACATTAGTGGCTTTAGCCGCAAAATTATTAGGCTTATATTAGAAAGGAAACAAAATGCCAATAGATATGTCAGCCCCGATGAGCGAAGAAGAAATGAGTGCCATGGAAGATGTGCCTATGGAAGAGGAAGCGTTAGAAGAAGAAGCTGTTCCCGGCGGCGAGCTTGGAGACATGACACTTGCAGATGTTGCAGCTAAAATAGCCGAAGGCTCTATGACAATAGACGAAGTGATTGGCTTTTTACAACCAGAAGAAATGCCTACAGCCCCCGGAGCAGAGGAAATGGCTATGGGCGGCCCAGAAGAACTAATGTAATTAAAAAGGAATAGGCTCATGGCAAGAAGACAGCTTGTATCAGATTTAATTAAAGATGTGCGAGTGGACACAAACGAGGAATCCGAAGTGAGCCTTGAGGATAATGATATTCTTGCAATGCTCAACAGAGGACAAGAAATAGCAACAGACATACTTGCTAAGCAATATCCCGACCCACTCCTTAAAACAACAACATACAATATATCAACAGACGGCCCGATGTTTGACATCCCAAAAGACGCCTATTCACAACGTATTCAACAAGTGCGTGTGTATAGAAACGGGCTAAATTATTATGATGTTATTCCACGCTTTTCTTATAGAGAAGCAGGTAAAGTGGATAGAGGTGGTGCTGCTGGTCATCCTTGTGGTTGGCTTGTAGAATCCCATCAATGGAGATTTGCTCCTAAATTGATTCAAGGATATAGCACGGCTGAAGTGTATTATATTGTAGAACCTCCTGAATTAGTAATTGAAGATGGACGTATTACAAGTATAAACGAATCAAGTGGCTACGTGTATATTAATGCTCTTAGAGACGATACAGAATTAAGCCAGCAAATTGATAGCTTCGATAGCTATGTAAATATAATAGATGGACAAACAGGCGTTATTAAAGGCTCCTTGCAAATTAAATCTATTGATGATACAAAAATTTCATTTAGAAATACACCAGTGAGAACATCTGTATACGGCAGGGATGTAACAGGTGCTACAGATATAGCGGATTTAAACATTTCAGAAGATGATTATATTTGCTCTATTAAAGGCTCTTGTATTCCATTCCTTAAAAATCCATTAGCTCCTTTGTTAGTGGAATATGCTGTATTACGAATCAGACAACGTAATTTAGATCCTTCAGATTTAGAAGCCCAGATATATACAAAAATGGAAAAAGAATTTGGTGGTCTTTGGTCTGGACGAGAAGTGAAAAGTAGAATAGCAAGAACAAACAGAAACTTCGGCTCTAGGGCTGGGGCACAGTATTTTAGACGAAACAGAAAAACTTATTAATAAACGAGGCACACAACAATGGCTGTTGAAAAAAGCTCGCTAATTGAAAATAAATTCCACAGAGGGATAGACGCACATTCCTCTGAAGATAATTTAGCTAACGGCCATGTAGCCGATGCTATTAATATGGATGCTAAATCAGCAGGACAAATAGAAAAACGAAATGGATATGCAGCATCGTATGGTAACTTGCCGTTGTATGTTCAGCAATACGAAGCTAAAATAACTGGCAGCGAGATAGTACTGACACTAGATAGTAGTATAGACTTATTAGCCACTGGAGCAGAGTGGACACCAACCCCTTTACTTGTATACGGTACAGTGTATGGTACAGCAGGAAACTTACTCCCGTTTTCAGAAGCTTTAGGAATTAAATATCAGTGGTATTCAGAAGATAAAATAACAGTGACAGGAGCCAACGAGATAACAATTGCAACAGCGTCTACTGTGAGTGCGGATTTAACCAACACTAACACCTTCCTATGGGTGTATGGAATAAACAACATACCAAGCTATCCTGCTGTAGAAGGAACAAGACTTGGCTGGGTGAATCATATAGACGGCTACAAAACACCCGAACAATTAAGACTGATAGCAGGAATGCATGGACATTTGTTCTACTCAGCTGATAGTGTGGATAGCGCATCAATTCCAAGTTGGTCAGTGAATAATACGTGGACAGTATTTTCTGAAGTGGATTTGTGCCCAAGCTTTCGTAACTCTACAGAAACAGCCGGAGACAACTACTATTTAAACAGCCTATCCCTCGGAGGATTTGCACGAGTAGAATCAATCGAATGGGTGAGTGGCAATACACAAAGAGTGACAATAAGAGGAACAACAACACTAGGAGCTGGTACACCAATAGACAGCACGTATAGCACATTGAAAGTACAAAAAGCTGGATATACAAAGAATGAAGGAACATTCAACGTCTCTGCTGTAAATTTAGCCGCAGGTGTATTGACAATTGATATCACCAATCCTAATGTAGATAGTGCAGATTGGAACGAATCTGACTCGTCTGCACAGGCAGGAAGCTTCACAAGACTTATTCCCACAACAAGTTCCTCACCCTATTCTTATGAAGCAGGGGACAAGCTACAAGGCGGAGATATACCTGAAGATGTAAATTTAGAGATGGTTGGTGATTTAGGCTCACCAGTTAACGTGATTGTAGATAACGTAACAGAAGCCTTCACCTTATCTGCTAGTTCTAAAGCATACACACTATCCGAAAACGACGTCCTCACTGTACTCTTTACACAAAACATTGTCGTAGGAGACACTGTATCCGTAGGCTCCTCTGGCAGACTATTCAAAGTTACAGCAATGGATACTGGTCGAAACGAAGTGACACTAGACTCAGACGTAGAAGTGCTGTCTGACACAGATAGTGTAACAGTGGTGGGCAGATGGCTTCCTATTCCTTCTCCTGAAAACTACACAAAGCCGTTTTCAACAAGCTCAGAATCAGCCCAAGAAATAATTAGAAGTGTTGTTGCATCCGATTGCATGTTCCTAACAAGTGGAGAAGACGCAATTATAAAATATGACGGTGTACAACAGTATAAAGCTGGGCTTCCTGATTGGCAGCCTCATGCATTTATTTCTGTGGAACCTGATAGTTCTGGTATATTTATTCCTATATCTACCAAGTCCGTAACCGTAACTGGCACTTCTGGTAATTCTTATGTAACATTTGGGACAGCAGCAGATGCATACTCATTTGCTGTTGGAGATATTGTCACTTTGGCTGGAAACTCTGGAACATTTACAATAACAGATCTGCAAGTTATCAGCTCTACATACTATGCCTATTTTAACACAACACTAAATGCTAATGTATCATCAGGCGCAATGACAGAGGCAACACAAGCCGTCTATCGCTACTACTACAGACTAAATGCAATAGACAATCAAGGGAACATTGTCGCATCAGCCGTAGCACATTCCGAAGATTTGACTGTGGAGTTGACAGAGTCCTCTTTTGTACATCACAGAATCCTCCAACCACCTGTAGATAATTCATATGATTATGCTAAATGGACTGTCGACGTTTATAGAACAAAGACAAACGGAACAACATTCTATCAAGTAACTAAAATACCCCTTGAAGCAGACGCATCGGTTGTTTACATAGACTTTACAGACAATCAAGCCGACGATGTTATTGGCTCTCTTGACCCAGTAAGTTCTGCATTAAAAGGAGAGGAGCTTGGTGTTTCATGGAAATCTCCCCAAATAGCCAAATATCACACAGCTTTAGGAAATAGCTTAATTCAAGCAAACATAACAACAAAAGCCACAGCAAATATTGTATACGATTCTTCTGTCATTTCATCTGGCTTCTTAGACCTATCCTTAACACTAGGGACAAGCCCTTCAGATTTACAAGTAAAAAGCGAGGATGTATCCACACCTATCAGTATTTCAAACATCACGTATGCGGCAGGAACACTAACAATCACATCTGCAGCACACGGCATCGCTGACCAAGATTTCACTTCCGTTATTTATTTAGTGTACTTAGGAAAGAACACTGCCACGACAGCTCCTGATATGAGGTATGCTGGTTGGTATCGTGTAACAGCAAGAAATAGCACAACAGAGATAGAAGTGGAATGCCCATTCACGCCAGCAAGCGGAGCATTTAGCGCAGCAAACGATGTAGACACGTTAGTTGTCGGCGAGGATAGAGTGCTTCCTGTTATCGGAAACATATCTACAACAGATTATGACAAGTTTGTTCAGACAAAAGACATGACAGGCGGCCTTCTAAGCTATCAAGCAATGTTTGCTCGTTCAGCGGCAAGAGCTTTAAACTGGGCTAGCGCAAGTGGATATTTTCCTGAATTTGAGGGATTAGTTGCTAAGGCTGGTAATCTGTATAGCCCTGCGGAAATTATTATAGAAACAGAATCAGAGATAGCAATTGCTGTAGGCTCCAACTCTGCTTCCATAAACGGGGGTAGTTACAGCATATCATCAGGGACAACACAAGTCAAGAGATTTCCTTCTCGTGTTTTAATTAGCTATCCAAACTATCCTGATATAATGGACAATCCCTACACATCCGTAGAACAGCTATCTGATAGTGTTGTAGATGTTAATGCAGAGGATGGTCAAGAGATTACAGGCGTTATTCCTCTCTTTGGTGAATCAGCATTCGGAGCAGCCCAAACCAGTTCACAGCTGATTGTGTTCAAAGAACGATCTGCTTATTTACTCGATATCAACGCTAAAAGAGCTGGAGCTGCAAACATTGTAGCAAGAATAGATACACATGGAATTGGTTGCACATATCCGTTTACAATATGCAACACTAAACGTGGTGTATCATTTGTATGCGACGAAGGAATATATAAAATCAATCGCAATCTCCTTTGTGAAAAGACAGGAGAGGCTTACGATCGTGCATTTGATTCAATTGACAAAACAGGCTTATTGACAAGTCATAACGATACTTATGGACAAAAATACATTACATCTGTCTTAGATGAAGATGGTACAGCTATGGTGTATCATTACGAGCAAGAAGGCGAGGAAATCAAATTCGGGGCATGGACTACCTATAACAACATGTTTGCTACTGGATGGGCACGACACAATGGAATTTCTTACTTTGGTACAAACCAAGGCCGTGTAATGCAATTCCTATATGCAGACGAAATTGGTAAATATGCTTATTCAGATGATACAGAACCGATTAGTTGTAGTGTAACATTCCGAGCACAATCCTTCGGAGATGCAGCACGCCGTAAAATGCTAACAGGTGTAAACATTGGATTTAGAAACGAAACAGCTCAAAGCAGTACGACAGTGAGCTCTGCCACAGAACTTACAGATGCTTTCTCAGAATTAGACCAACTAACATTAAAAGGACAAAACAGAGATAGCAACTTGTACGACAGATACACTAGCGTAGTGGCTATAATTTCTTTTAAAGTGGATAAGCAAAAGTTTAATTTCATTCAAGTGAAAATAGAAAACGACGGATTACACGAACCATTGGAAATTACACAAGTAGCGTATAGAGTGGCAGGACTAAGTAGAATGGGAATAGAGGCGGCCTCACAGACAGGGGACAATATTGGAAATTAATTCCAATTTGTGGTACAATTAGTTGGCTGTATATAAAAGGACACAAACACATGGCAATACAAAAAGACTTATCAACAGACCTATCGACACCAGACTTGCCAGAAGAGCAAAAGAAGAAAATTGGCACGGCTATAACACCTCTTGGAGCTACATTGTCTGGTGCGACGGAAGACCAAACTAAGATGATGGGCACACCTGCTGCTAAAATGGGAGCTATTAAGCGAAGCTCTACAGGACTTGCAGAAATACAACAAGCTGCTCAAGAAGGACGTGCCATAGACGAAGCCGCTGTAAAAGCGCAGCAAAAAGAACAAGACTTACTTGCTAAGGCAGGGACAGGATTTTTAGATGTAGATATGGAACGCCTAAGTGAAGTGGCTGGATATAATACAGACGTAGAAGCTAAGGCTAAACAAAATGCCCTATCAAGTATTCAAGCATCAATACAAGGACTTGGCACTAAATTAGATATAACAGCTGAAAAAGAAAAAGAATATGGACTTACAACAGATGAAGCATCTAAGATTGAGGCGTTATTAAATAAAGGAAGAGTAACAGAAGCTATGGATATGTTTAGAACATCCACAGCAGACACAATGGACAGTAGTGGCCTGTCAGACACAGACGCTATACGTAGTTTATTTCCAGACGTGAACGAGTCTTTATTAGCTACAGTGGAGAATACTAAGTTTGGATTACCTGAAGAAATGAAAGCTTCTGACATATGGGAAACAGGTTCGGATAAAGAGACGACAATAAAAGAGTTATTCCCCGATGTAGAACTTGACAAGATAAGTCCTGTTAAGCTCATGGACATGGTGCAAGAGAAATTAGCCTCTTACAATCAAGTGGACAATTTAAAAGCTGTATTAGCCGACCCATTCACAGGAACCCATGAAAGACAAGCAGCTATACAAAAATTAAGAGAACTTGGAGCTACAGGTACTCGTTCCTTCGAGAATCAAATAGATCAACTTGAAGTGGATTTGATGGATGATAGAGCAACAGTGGAATACGACGGAGAAGAATACACGTATGAGGAATTGTTATCAGGAGAGAATCCTGCAATAACAGCATCTATACTATCTGCCGTTACAGATGAAAAAGAGTTTGAAAAGCTAAAAGCATCTCAGCCCGGATTGGCTGGTGCTATAGAAAAATACAGAGATACATTCAAGACAGCCTATGACAATATGTCCCAAGCCAATAAGACAGTGTATGGGAACGTAGCACATAATAATAGCGTGATGACAATTAAAGACAAGAGTGGTAATGAGATACGGGTAGGAGACAACGTAGCTCAAGTATTAGGAATAAATACAGCAAGTGGTTTAAAGAGGGCTGTACAACCTGACGTAATAGAAGTGGCTGGAGAATTAGAAGACATGGGATATGACCCCACTACGTATAAGAATACATTAGAATGGCTCGCTGTCAATCAACCTGCTTTACTAAAGACACTTGAAGGAGAGACAGACTCCGTGGACGATGTATTAAATCTATTACAAGGAGATTATAGCTTCCTTCTCGAAGACCCACAAAAATACATGTCCAGTTATGAAGGTTCTAAAGCATTCAATGCTATGGTGAGCAATAATAATTGGAAAGGTGTATGGGACACTATTGGGGTGGATGATGAAGCGAAAGATGTAATAAAATCTCTTACATCAGGCATTACAGGACTTGATTGGAAGAATAAGAGAATGAAAACAGAGAGCGTAGATATTATGGGTGTCTCTGTACCTGTCAAAGACCTAATGACAGAGTCAGGCATACGCAATTTAATGCACAAAGTGGGTCCACAGAAATTTGCAGCAGCAGGAACAACATTACCAGCAGAGATACAAAAAGCTGTAGTGGGTAAATTGGAAGGGAAAGCAAAAGCATTTGAAGACAATCTACAAAAATTTGGAGCTAGTGTTAGGTTTGGAGAGGTAAATCCCCGTTTATTGAAGCAAGATTTTGGAAATGGTGTTAAATTATCAGATACTATGGCTTTGTTGGAAACAGCAGGAGCATCTAAGGCTATTCAGGCTGAAGGAACCAGAGTGCGAGAGGAAATAAACAAACTAAAAGCGGAATACAACCCTTCTTTCATTATTATAAATGGGGAACAGGTAGAGATTCCTAATTCTGAGATAAACAAACAAATACAAGAAAAGATTGATGGATATAATAAATTTGTAAAGGAAGAAACAGAAAAAGCTTATGCTCCATATGCAAAGTATATAAACGAGGCAACAGAATACAGGAAGGCATACTTAGAAATTAGAGAAATAGATGCAAAGCTAAATAAAATACGTGATGATCGAAGTAAAGGAAACTACTCATCAGGAGGAAATTTTGGTGAGTTAACAAAGCGAAGACAAGAAATTGGTACACAGCTTGATAAACATAATTGGGTGATAGGAAGCAAACCAAAAGACTACGACAAGTTATTTCCGAAAGACCCCCTTGATTTTACGGATGTTATAAAGCCGAAAGCTTCCTCGTCAGGAGGAAACAGGACACTAAGTGATGAGAGGTCTTTTAATTTTTCCAGAAGAGGCGGCAGTGGTAGCCCTACAACAACAACAATACAAACTAACAGGCCAGAAAGCTCGTACAAACCAACGAAAGCATAAGAGGACGATAACATGGCAGGACTATTAAATTCATTACAAGACACAATAGAAGCCAAGAAGCAAACCAATAAGGGAAGTCTCGAACAGCTCAAGGAATTGGCTGTAGCTAAGCTTGGTAAAGTGTATGGGCAACAAGCAAGTACAGGTACATCTGCTCAGGCTGAAAAGAGAGCACAGGTGTTGGCTAGTGCTAATTTAGACAACGTAAACAAAGCCGTCCAGAATAAACAGCTCGACCAACAACGTAAGTTTGATGCAGCTCAACAAGAGACACGTCTTGCTGCTAAGGAAATGGATCAAAAACAAATACAATTGTATGAGAGCGTAGAGCAAATGAAATCAGAGCTTTACACACGTGCTGCTCAAAATGCCAGTAAGTTAAGTTTTAGAGAAAAAGAATCATTCCAACAACAAGCTATATTTATGGAAAAGCTCACAAACAAAAAATATCTAATGGAATTAAACAGCGTATGGACTAAGCAAAATTTACGAGATCAACAAACATTTGATATGGAATTACAACGTGCTATATTTGCAGATGAGTTTGAGCTATTAGAAGACGATATAGAATTTAGGACGTTATTAAATGCAGATGAAAGAGCATTTAGAATAGAGGAAGCTAATATAAATAACGCATTAGCTGAACAGCTCCTTGGTCTTGAAATGGAAGCTAACAAGTATGCAGGTATTGTGAAAGGCACTACACAAATCGCTAAATCTGGTATACAATACTATACAAGTCAAGCAGGAACACCAGAAGGAGATGCTGTGGAAAATCCATATGGAAACTACGTACAATCTGAAAGAGATACAGGACTAACAGGAAACTATAGCTGGGACAGCCCTGTTCCTACGTTTGGAAAGGAATAACACATGGCCATCAATCCTACATTATTACAACCACCTGCGGATGACGAACAATCGGCTACAATTCAATCAACAATTGGTGGAATGCAGCCGGGAGCTTTCAACACAGGACAATTACAACAAGCAGCAGGTAAATTAGCTGAGCAACAATCTGCTAAAACAACACAAACACTTGCACAACAAGGGGAAGAAGATTTACAGCAGCAAGCTCGTTCGTATGAAATACGTCAACAAGAAGCTGGAATGAATCTTAAAGAAAGGCAATTACGCTTAAACGAAGTGAAATTTAAAAATGACCAAGAGCTTAGGAAGCTAGAAGGCGTAATTAATTCAGAAGCATTCAGCAGAGAAATGAAAATTAATTATGACAATTTAGGAAGAGCTGCATTGAACGAAAAACAATTGTTGGATGTAGCCATACTTCAAGCAAGAAGTGAGCAAGACTTAGTGCAGTTTAAAATTAAGGCTGAAGCTATGCACAAACGTAGGTTGCAAATTTTACAACAATCGTATAAAGTGTTAGTGCAACAGACGAAACAGAATTTTGAATCTAGTGAACAGGAAAAAGACCAAGCTATGAAAGCAGAACTAGCAAGAATTAAGGCAGCTTATGATAAGAAAGTGGCTGAAGCTAAAGCTAAATCTTCTAAACTCGGCTCTATAATATCAGGTGTCTTCACTGTAGGCGGGGCCATTATTGGTGGTATTTATTCCTTTGGTGCGGGTGCTCCTGCTGGAGCCGCAGCAGGGGGAATGATAGGAAGTCAAGTAGGTGGATTAGTGAGTTCAGCAGCACAAGACGAAGGGATATAATAAAATGGCATTTACTAAAGAGTATTTAGAGCGAAAACGAAAGAGTGACGAGCAGATACGAAAAGGAAGAGAAGAGGCTAAACGTAAAGGAATTCCTTCTAAGTATGAGCGCATGTACCATCCTAACAAGGCAGAGGAACAAGCAGACGACAACTCGCCTAGTTTTGTGGATAAAGCACTAGAGTGGATAAAAGGCAATCCAACGGACAATAGTTTTCTTGGAAGTACCTCAGACGAATTAGTAGCGTCAGAGGCAGCTAAAAAAGAAGAGATACAGGAAGCAAAAGCTTTACAAACAGGAGACGATACTGTCACAGAAAAACGTGCTCCTGTGTTGGAAGATGTAACTGCCCCTTGGGAGGTTCCAGAAGAAGAACCAGCACTAGCTCCTTCTGTTGAAGAAGACAAAAGAGATGTGGAGGTTACACCTACTATCAGAAGTTTGGAAGATGTATTCAAAGCTTCTATATCTCGTCCCGAGGCTCCAAAGCGAAGCGGAGAACTTGAGCTTGTTGATGCTGAAGGCAAGCCAGTAGTACAAAAATATGGCAATTTAGTAGAGGCAAACAAACAACTAAATAAATGGATATTTAGCCAAGTAGGTGCTATTGATAAAAAAGAACAAGCAGGAATAAATAGCGCTGTAGCAAGACTAGATAATAAGTTTGCAGCATACAAACAAAAAATAGCAAGCTTGACAGGACAAGCTGATAGAGAGAGCAAAAATCTCGCTATGGGTATGCTATTAGAAGGTATTGTAGATGGACTTGGAATGATTGCTGTTGCTGCTACAACAAAAGGACGAGCAGAGTATTCCAAAGGTAAGGGTGTAAATTGGGACATGTTGAATGCTCAAATTGATAAACGTATGAAAAATCAAATGGCTGTTCTTGATGCTCAATTCAACTTCGACCAAAATGTAGTTAAAGATGAGATATTACAAGCTAAATACAACGCCAAGGCTGAACGAGACAGAGTGGCAATGATGGCAGGTGGAGCACAAAGACAGATAAGTACACAAGAGAGAGATATAGCAGATAAGGAAGCTAAGTTACAAAAATATAAAGAGATGTGGTTTGGTGTGCAAAAAGAAGACCAACTACGCAAGGAGGCAGCGGCTAAGGAAAATAGAGCATTCGAGCTTCAGGAGAAAGAGCAACGGCTTAAATACGCTGATAAAGAAGAAGAAAGAAAAGCTAAAGCACAAAGACAACAATTGGCTATTGATGCAAAATCCCTTGAAGGTACAAAAAACAGAGCGTTGAAAGAGCGTATGCAACGCACTGCACAAGCGTTCGAAGCTGTACAAAGTGAACTAAATAGAATGAACAAAATAGACTTGACCACTATGAATATTGAAAGTAGACGAGAATTCCAACAAGAGCGTATGAAATTTGAAGCTGAACAAAACAGATTAGAGAGAGAGTTGAGAACGGACATGCTTGCTGCTAGATTAGAAAACAGTAGAGTGCTGCGGCGATTATCTATTAAGCAAAAAGAATTTGACAGAGCAGCTAAAACAATGTCCGAGGATAAAAGGATAGCTGCACAAAAAGAACTAAAACAACTAGAAGCAGAGGCCCAAAAAGAAATAATGAGAGAAGAAAAACGTCTAAATAACATGTATGGAAACGCCTCTACAAGCACACAATTAGCTAGTCAGAAATTTGGCTATAAAATGGGTCAAGATAGAGAAAAGAAGCAAGGAGAGCGGCTAGGGCTAGGAAGCCTTCTGGTTGAAATAGGCTCCAATCCTGATGCATCATCTAAGCAAGTATCACTACCAGCAGGAAGGCAGATTGAAAAATTCCCTAATGCACTTAATGCTCTACCAGCAGATATTCGGACAGCTATATCAGAGGCTATAGGATTATTAAAATCATCTGAAGGTACATCATTCATGGGCAAGATATTTAACAGTGGTGATAGAGAAAAGGCACAGAAAGCAGTGAAAGAAATAGGAGAGGCTATATCCTCCGGCAAACCTATCATCTCAGGAAAAAACGCTGGTAAGGACAGGAAGAAGTATAGAGACGCAGGATATGTTATAATTAATATTTAATCTGGAGCCTATTGACAATGGAAAACCAATCAAGTAAAATGAGAACATCCACCCCCCAAGAGGCAGGTAGTTCAATGGCAACGCCTGTCTCTTCCCCCTATACACAAACATCAAGTTACGATGGTAATGAAACATTTGATGTAAGAAGCGTGATTGAACGCTTGCGTTCTTCTCCATCCGCAACATCAGAGGAAGAATATGTCGCCCCGACTGCTGAAGATACACAAGAAGAAGATGGTTATGATATTGGGTCGCTGATACGTTCTCTACGTCCTTCGACGGGTTTACGAGATGCCCTACCTTCTGTGACAGAGTCTGTGTCAACAGGAGCGGAAGAAGAGTATTACGCAAGTGATGAGGGAATGAAAGGGCATATTGTAGCCACTATCCGTCCTGAGGAAATAGAAGATATTGCAGCAAAATATGGAGTAGAAGAGGCTCCATTGCGTGGGTATTTGGACTGGGTAGGAGGTACAATATATGGCGAGGATATGGATGTGACGACACAGGCTGGTAGTTTGTTACAAGAAAGCTTACTTCTAGGACTTCCCGGATGGCTACGTAAGAAATTTGAAGACGACGACACAGAAAAAGCTATGGACGAAGTGAGAGACTTAGTACGTTCAAGACAAGGAATAGCTCGTACAGCTCTTGATATAGGAACTGGTGTAGCAGCAGCGGTTCTTACAGGTGGCGGAACAGCCCTGTTGAAAGTGGGGGCATCGGCTGTCTCTAAAACAGCAGCAGCTAAAATAGCTCAGTCTACAGCAAAATCCGTTGTAGCAAAGAACGCAGCAGAGACAAGTTTAACAGCCATTCTGACAACAACAGCAAAGCAAGGTGCTATATATGGAGGCTTGTCTGGACTTGCAGAGTCTGAATCAGATAGTGAATTTTCTGGAATAGCAAAAGGAGCAGCACTTGGTGTTGCGGCAGGTATGGCTCTTCAAGGAATTGTACGAGGCGGTACAGCTACTTATAAACACATAACAGCTAATAGAAAAAAAGTGGAACAGGAGGTGGCGGATGCCTTAGCTCCTGTACAAGATGACATACTTGATGCACACGTGCAAATGTATGGTGATGTAGAGTCTAAAATTGTCGACGCAATGCAAACACCTTATGTTATATTACCCGACGAAGCACTAGATGCAATGGCAATACGGCTTAAACGTATGGGAAAAATAGATGAAACTGCTCCATTAAAGAAGGCAGGAGAGGCGTCAGCAAAAGACAGAAGATATGTTGTAGGTCGTTCCAATCCTAAAGCATTTGACAGAGAGAAATTTACAGATAATCAAGTACAAAGTGCTTATGATGAATTAGTAAGAAAAGATACAGAATATGTAGAGATGATGTTGGAGAGATCAGCGGCGAGAATGGAAATAGAGTCCCTACAAAAAGAAACACTAAGCCTAATTGATTACAAGCTTGGGAATTTAAAGGGAGAAGAACTAACAGCCGAATGGAATAGACGTTTAGCTATTAATAAGAAAGTGGTGGCATCGGATTTCGTTCGTACATTACAAGGAAGAGCATTTCAAGCTGTGGATTATGTTTCAGCAGCAGCTCCTAAATCCGCCGCCTCTAAGCTTTCTAGGGAAGCAATCCGTATGTTCGATGGAAATGAATCAGCAGCACTTCTAACAGAAGAGTCTGGCCTTCCATTTGATAGAATTGTAAATGCTATAGCAAGAGGAGAATCAGAAGCTGACGTGTTGGCTGTTACATCCTCTAACGTAGGACTAGAGCTTGTACAAAAAATAGCAAAAGAACATGGTCTTAACGGTGAGCAAATTAACGAGTATCTTGCTAAGTACAGCAAGCTCAAACCAAAAGAACAAAGGAAAGTGAAACATTTACGTAAGTGGTATAATGACACATTAGACAGAGTGAATGATTTGGGACTGGCTATTGAAAAGAAAGAAGATTATGTAACATCCATGGCCAAGACGTTCAAAGATGCTCATTACGATTTTCTACAAAGAGAGAAGACACTAAAAAACCAAGGAGTTAAGTCTATAACAGAGATAGATAATATAGATGATTTTGTTAAATATGCTTCAATAAAAGAAGGAAGAGACAACCTCTCTGCGCTTGGATATATGCACGATGTGAAAATACTTCCTAAAAAACCAAAAAATCCTGATGAATTAGATGATGCATGGGTGGTGGAAGCAATTGACCAATTCGATGCTCTTCTTAATATTAGAAAAGACGTACAAGCATTTGCTAAGGGAAATGATGCAGGAGGGAAGTTGACAGGTAAACTAATGTCCGCATCTGAGTTAAAACGAGAGGGGCATATACCTGAATCCTTAATAGAAAAAGATATTACAAAGATTATTCCAAGGTATACAAAGAGTGTGTTTAGGTCGGCTGTTATGCAAGATCCAATTGCTGATTTACGTATGAACTTAAATCTACTAAGGAAAAAAGATATTGTCTCCAAAGAAGCAGGCGGCATCACTTACGAAAAGGACATACACAATCTTGAACAAATGGCTAATTACGTTTTAGGCGGGATTCCTGATACATCAGCAGCAGCTGTGACACATCAAATGGCAACAAAGAGTAAGGCTAAGGCTAATGAGTTTGCGGCAAAGATAAGTGACAATCATCCTGTAATTGCTGAATTAATGAGAACAGCCGCAGACGGTGTGCATATGATGAGTGGTATGGTGAACATGGCATACTCTGCATTCCTTGGTTCTACATTAGTAGCCCCTACAAAAAACCTCTCGTCAATATTTACAATGACACTTCCAGAAGTGGGATTTACATTTGGTACTAAACACGCAAGGAGTATATTCAAGAGAGTGCATACGACAATGATGGGCGATACACTTGTCATTAAAAACAAAGCACTTGCAGCTGAGCTTGGTAAGAAACTTGGTGAGACAGTGACAGATATTCCTCTTATGAAACGTAGAATATATTTCCTTGAAAACGAGGGAATTCCAACAGGTACATTAACAACAAAAATGTTTGAAGATATAAATGGGGAGTTACAGGCAGGTCTTGGTAAATTAGGGGCTGCTAAAAAGAAGACTGAGGAACTTGCCATGCTTCCATTTAAAATATCTGAGCTTTACATGCGTTCTGTAGCTGCATCTGCTGGCGAAGAACTTGCTGAAGCGTTTATTAAGAATGAACAAGAAACGAGAACATTCCTCTCTCGTATGAGTAAAGGGTATGCTGACAAGTCACAATATCTCAGAAGAAAATACATGCAAGCGGCAAGAGATATGGGTGAAGAATCCCAAGAAGCGTTAGAAATAAAGGATGCAATAAAGCAAGAGTTTCAAAGATATTTAGTGGACAAGTCTGCCCTTTCATATTCAAGAGCTGCTTCCGGTGGATTTGCCCGTAGTGCAGGTAAGTTTGCAAGTATGTTTACAAAATGGCCTACAGCTGTTGGAGCTAGGGTTGCGGCTAATATTGAGCGTAAGGGATTTAGTAAAGGAATGGCTGAAAACTGGCATGTATTTGCTATACCAATGCTAGTTATGGCTGGAGCTGATAAAATATTAGAAGAGCTTGCTGGCGAGAATGTAAAGAAAGGACTTGTAGGAAGTGGTGGATTGACATCTGCTGCTCCAATATTATCTCCTGTCCCATTCATATTTGAAGGGCAATCATTCAGACCACCAATTGCATCACCTGCATTTGAGGCAATAAAGAACAAAGACCCATCTAAGCTATTAGATTATCAACCAATGATGGTTCCGGGATATTCATTTTTTAGATTTTTATTATCGGATTTGCCTTTGCTGTTAGGCCAAGAACCAGCAATTAAGAGTAGAAATAGAGCGATTACAGGAATGTTTGAGGACGACGGCGATGTGGCTAAGTTTTAATGTATAAGCATAAATAAGAATGTGAAGAATAGGACAAACACTATAGCCCAGACAAGTACGTCTCCAATCTCCTCTGTTTGCTCTCTTGCATATTCATCTAATTCTTCATCACTATTCAATTTGTTCATTTTTGTTTTCCTTTGTAATAATTAAAATTGTATGCTGTATAAAGAGGAAGAGACAAATACAAACGAAAGCATTTGCACTTGTCTCTCAGGGGGGCTGCTTATACATTAGCATAGAGAAATTTGTTTGTCAAGAATTATTTTCTCCTTCTAAAAACTTTATTTCTACCACTTCCAAGGCTTCAGATGTTGGCAGCTTACTCATAAGCTCTTCCATAACCCCTTTATCCTCACTAGCGATAGCATGAGATAAAAACCCTGTAAACGTCCCATCCTTAGACAGGAATGCTCCATTGAAGTTGCGTATCACATAATATTTTACTTGCCCCATATTTCAGGCTCCTTCCAACTTTCCCCAAGTCTTTCGTCCACATTGTCGGGATGGAAACCTATAGCAAGTAGGAAATGCCCGAATGCATTGATATATTCTGAAATATGCACAGGGTCGATGCTGGTTATTCTTATTTCCTCGTTCTCTCTAATATGTTTAAGTATTAGTTTATCATCCATTTTTAATCTCCATATCTAATAGATATCATCAAAGTACATCCAACTTCTTCTCCATCCTCGTTGTACACTGACATAGTGTTAAATCCAGCGTACTTACAATTCGTAAACTCTATGCACGGCCCAAAGTCTGAGTTCTTAACTTCTACCACTTTTCTGGTTCCGTGATATACTTGTATTGTGGCTTCAGCTGTTCGTAGACAACTTCGTAGCGGTTCTTCTTCCATTTTTATTCTCCTTTTTTATGTTGTCTCTCCGTAAACACTCCTGACACTCACCACAGCCGACACCTGAGCCAGCACCCCAGCAAGCATCTCTAACACATCGTCCTATCTCTCTCCCTTCGGAGTCTATAAACACTAAGTCATTGTCTTTCATTTATAAACCTCCACAATTTTGCCCTCTCTGTTTGTGTATTTACTAAAAGCATATAGAGCCGCCTGATGTACGCCTAGTGAACAAGATTCTAGTTGATTACCTACAAAAGCCTTAGGAATTATTGCCCCTTCCTGAGCAATGAGCAACCAGACAGTTTTTCTGTAGACAGGTCTGCTAGTACCTATCGACCTAATCTCGGAAGTTGAAACGGAGTAAATAGGTTGATCCTCACCAAGATTCATAATAGTGTGATTTACTAAATCATATTTATCCTTAAAAGTATAAAACGCTTTAGAATATACGTAAGAGCAGGAAGGGTTTTCTTTCTCTAAGCTACATCCTATATGCATTAGCACTAATACTAACATTAATAGCTTATACATTTATTTCCTCCCAATTTATTTCTGGTGCTCGCTCTAACATGAAATTACATTGTTCAAGCAAAGGCAGTGTGTAAGGTATATTACCAGCATCCCTCATTGCGTGCAACATTTTTATTGCTACAACACGTATTTCTTTTTGAGCATGTTTATCAAGTCTTTGTCTAAGAAAGTTACACAAGCTCACTAAATTCATCTGAATGCGTCTGGTTGTCATCTGACTTTGGGGAAGTACATTACGTAGTATTTCCCGTGCTCTACGTCTCCTTTCAGGATATACATCGCACACGCCCTCGTATAGATTTGCGTAAGCAAGCCCACTTGTACACACAGCGTCCCAATACTCGTTAATACCAAGCCCAATATCCATATCATTCAAGTCATCAGGTGTGTATACATCTACATCAGATAGGCTACAATACCTTCCGCTCATACCAACACAAGCATTTCTCATACGATGGGTCATAAGCTGATTACTTGCAAACAAGGGAAGTGTCATTTCAAAATCAAATGAAACAATTTCTAATGGAGACGTATGCCCTTTGTCAACGAGCATTTTAATAACACGCTGCTCGTCTTCTATTGTCCTATCCTTGCATTTGTCTGTACTTACCCATGCCCTGTGTGCAATATCCTTGTCTGTACCGTAGTATCCAAGAAGCCTCACTGAAATATCACTACCCATTTATATACTCCTCTGGAAAGTTTAGGTGGTATATGTCTTTGTACAACTCCCAACTTTTAGCATCCCTAACTCTAGCAGCCTCCTCCTCAGTCTTGTAATATCCAAGGTGTAGGTTCTTTCCCTCGAAGGACAGTCTAGCAGCGTAAGGATTAAGCTTGTTATGACTTGAATACACGCCTTTGTACTTTCTTGTGTGCTTGTTTCTCGCATTTTCTGCCTGTGTACAAGCACGTAGGTTATCTATACGATTGTTCCTTCCATTGCCATCTATATGATCTATTATATCTGGAAGGTATCCGTGATGCATTAGAAATATTATCCTATGTGAAAAGTAACTTTGCGTATTGATAAATACTCTATAATACCCTGAACTGTGTGGCTTGCATGCTTGAGTGCCCGCTATCTTATTACTTCCTCTATCCTTTGTTCGGTAGAGTATTCCGTCTTCTACCCGGAAATTCTCTGAAGCGAAGTCAAGCAGCTCTTTACAGGTTAGTCTGTTGTGCTTTTTCTCACCTGTACGCTTACGCACATCGCTACACGCTCTCCCGCATAGTTTACGTGTTTTACTTTGCCACCGCTCACATGTAAACGTAGTTCCACACTCTTCGCATACCATCTCTATTTTAGGCATAGCACCTCCTATCCGGCGATACAGGCAAAATCTTGCCTGTAAATGCCCGTAGGGCAGCATCCTTATCTGTGCCGTAATATCCTAACAGTTTCACTGAAATATCACTACTCATGCTTTATTTTTCCCTTTCAAGAAATTGTTGTGCTTGAGATTTACTGAATGCTTCTTGTATACGTACATCTACTTGTGATATTGGTGTGAAGTTTCCTTCTCGGTCATATGTGCCAAGAGGTTTAGGAAGTAATGGACAGGATGAAAACGCTGCATCAATAGTCCACATCATCACCCTCACTTTCTTTCTTACTTGTTTTTGTATTAATTCAGGAGAACAAGTAGTAATGCTCATAGCATCTGCCACTTTCTCTGTAACATTATCTGTCCCATATATCCACCAATCATCTCGTATTTTAGCTTCGTATTCTGGAATAGAAAGCCCTATACGTTCAGCACTTGCCTTATGAAATTGTTGAATGGAGGACAATATCATCTTGTTAAACGAAGCCACCTGTGGAGCCTGTGTAGCTCTAAGTCCATAGCTTGCAGGATGTTGCATCAATATACTACCAGCTCCAACATAGCGTTTGTCGCAATTTTGCATTAATGTAAACGCAGCACTAGCAGCAAACTCTGCATAACATATTGTTTCCTTCCCACTATCCTTCATAGCCTGTATCATCTTGGCTGCAGACACAACACTACCACCGGGACTATTTACAAATATCGTAAGCTTCGGAGCCGTACTAAGCATAACACCACGAATAAAATCGCTCTCACTTGAAGAATTGATTTCCCCACTCAATACAATTACATTCTCCTCAAATGCAAGCTTAGGCCGTTCAGCAGCCATTGCTATAAAATTTATACACATTATCATTACGGCTAATATTATTTTCATTATTGCTCCTTTCAGCAATTACATATCTGGCCCTGTATATACAGGTTCTTCGTTCACATATAGCTTTGATTCCTTACCATCCACATATGGCAAAATACGTACAGGGTGTTCACACTCCTCACACAATTGCACACCTCCTAGCTCCTTGTATCTACAGGAAAGAAGTGTCACATGGTTACATCTATCACAAACACATGCCCATCCTTGCATATATATTTATTTCCTTTCTAAATGTTTAAATGCACTTGCTGGTGTATAAGCTCTACACCACGTGCTGTGCATCTCTGTAAAATCCTTTATTCCTAGCACATGAGCACCACATTCACATACGCTCTCCTTCTCTTCCTTTTGTCCCTCTCTCCATGCTCTTTTATAATAATGGTCTGTGGGGTCGTAGTCACTCCAATCTGTTGTCACATCCAATCCTCCATGTTTATACAACAGCGGATAGCGTCACCCACCAGTCTATTTCTTCAAGAGGAATATTCCTTGTAGGACGTATGTGTAATATAAGCTCTCCATGTTGTCGCCTGTGATAGACAGCATTGAACGTCACTTGAGCACTAGCAATTAGTGCAGGATTGATGGACATGTAGGCTGTTACATTGTCGGGATTTACAGTGCCAAGTTCAATAATATATTTCTTGTTCATTTCCAGCACTTCTACTTCTTCTAAGTCAGGCGGAACACCATGCACTAAACAAGAATAGTTACTTCTACCTGCGTCAATAGCAAGCCCCTCTACAAGTTTTAAATTGAACGTGTGCTGGGCATACATCCCAAGCTGCTTAATAGGCATTTATTCTCCTTTCTAAAATATACGCTGTCCTCTAGCGTCTTTGGTTTTTTCTATATCCTTCGCAGCATTAGTGAGTTCTTGTCTTTCCTTGCTGCCATGAGGCTTATCTGAAGCTTTAGCTCTTAGGCGTAGAGCCTCACTCATTTCTTTTAAATTTGCCTTTTGCTTTTCTCCTGCAAGCCACACATGTGCTGTAGGCGAAGGAATTATTGTAGCTCCCTCGTGTTTACATTCAGGACAAGTTTCTGGATATTCTGTGTCGAATACACATTCCCTGTCCATTAAATTTTCCCAAGTGTGATGGCAAGAGGAGCATTTCATATCTACCACTTTGAAGGCCATGTCTTTGCTCCTTTATTTATTATGTAGCTGTGTATGGGCCAGCTGCTGTCAGGATGTTTAGCTCACGGCATACGTCACTCACTGTCTCGTTAGCAATTGTATACGTCGTAGTGCCATCAATTAATGTTACGACAACACTTGTACTGCTTTGTGCAATGTTCAAAATACTTGACACTGGCACAGCAATTGCGTTACCACCTACCACCACTCGTAATGTTCTTGCAAAATTTCCCATTTAGTTTTCTCCTTTGTTGTTAGTCTATACGAATATTTCTGATTAATTTGATAGCCTTGTCATAGCTGTCTTGATACGACGTGCGTAGTCCACAATCGGTACATACGCATTGAAAATCACTCCCTCTCTTATTACTACTTGATTTTGATTCCTCCATTCTCACTCTTCGATGTTTACAATAAGGGCACGTTTCCTCTGTCATTGACGTCATTCCCAAGTTATTGCCTCCTTAAACCATTCTGGTATTAAATGAATCCCTTCATTGTAAAGCCTCTTGAAGTTGGTGTCAACGATAAATGTTGTACCAAAATCATCCGGACTTCTACATACACGCCCAGCTGCTTGTATTATTAGCTTTTGAGCTTCCCAAATATACCACATAGGATCTTTATTCATTTTTGCTACAACAGCAGGTTCTCCCAAGCTCATGTACGGCACTTTAGTGATTACTTGCCACTCAGCAAGGTCATGCTTCAAATCTACGCCCTCTTCTAATCCACTAGCCACCATCACCCTACCTAAAGATTTATCACTCTCTACGAACGATTGTAGGACGTCTGTACGGGTATGACGTTCATGGAACATTAGCCTTGGATGAGAGCCTAAATGCTCTCGTATTTTCGTAGCAAGAGAATAAGGAGCATGAATAAATCCCTTCATTCCTTGTGAGTCTTCACAATCAAGTAAGCCTTGCAAGTAATCAATTAGTTTAGGAACAGATGTGTCCCAATGTTTTAGTCCCATGTTTCCTACGGGTTCATAAATAATCTGTCTCCTTTCCTTAGCAATAGGACTTGGCGTATGAAACCACGTTGTCCTCTTCCCTGCAAGCCCAAGCTCTTCCACTTCCTTTACAGAAATCGTGGCAGACATCAATATTATTTTCTTAACATTACTACGAAATAATATATCTGTATGGTCTTTCACGGATAGAGGTGTGGCCTTAATACACCATTCATCATGCCCTCTTAATTTCTCTACACTCTTTTTAATAAAGAAATTATCCACATCGGCCTCAAGGGATTCGAGTAGTTTCTTTGTCACTTTCCCACCACTACTCTTCAAGCCTTGTGCTTTTCGCAACGGCACTTCCTCTCTCATGTATTTTAGAAACTTAGCATACGTTGTCACCCATGTAGGAAACTCCCAATCCTTATACCAATATTTCTTACTGGCCAGTTCTTGAAAGAATGGCAAGAGCTTATGTGCCTCGTCAATAATTAGAACGTCAGCTGAAAGCTTATGAGCCATGAATGTATGATAATTACATGTAATGTGCTTACTACTCTTACTAATTATCATAGCCCGTTTGTATGGACAATTCATACATTTCCTACACAGGTTCATACGCTTCACTTCACCACAGCTCATCCTTTCCCTTCCTTCATAACCCGTACACTCATACCAGTCCATATTCCTTAGAGCAAACGTCCTTGGAAATTCACTCGTGTATTGGTCAAGTAATATATTAGAAGGATGGAGATAGGCTACACGTTGCTTCTTTTCTTTCTTAGCCCATTCTAAAATACTGTGTGATATCGCGGACTTCCCAGCTGCCGTAGGGGCTGTAATAGGAAATACATCACTTGAGTCCCACATTTCCTCTATTCCCAAGAGTAAGTCTTTTTGTACTTCTCGTGGTGTCTCGTAAGGGAAGTAGTGTAGTATGGATTTCATAATGTGTATTCCTTTAGTTGTTATTTAATTGGGCAGCTTCCGCCTAAGCAATCTTGTATATCTAAATCCTCTCCAGCTGTAAGCTCTTCTTCGGATATGGTTGTGATTCCTTTTAGCATCTCCTCATACTGCTCCTTAGTAATTTCCTCATAGGGAGCTTGTATAAACCCGTGTTGTTTTTGTAAGAATGACACGCTCTTTATACTATTGTTATAGTTGGCGTGAAGCCATTGCTTTAACGCTTCCACTTCATTAGGCTCATACTCCACTGTAGCGGATATACTATTATCACTCCACTCTCGTTGAAGCCGTTGTATCACCTCAAGCTTATCTATGGCTGACATGTCCGCAGATACAGGCACACCTTCAGGCGTAGCACAAGGAAAACTCACAACAGATGTACGCTTATCTTGCTTACCATCAAACCCCCTAACAAACTCTACGGGGTAGTTATGACTCCTACAAAGCTCTACTAAAGGGTCACTGCTGGACATACGGATACGCCTAATATAGTAAGGGAAGAAAGCAGGATGCCACCCGGGAGTTACACCGGGAAGTAGTGCTTGAGTTCCGCTAGGCTTACTGGTAGTAAGTGCAATACTTACAGGGTAGTTGTTAGCCTTGCTATATTCTTTGTCGTACTCCTTAAGCCAAGTATACAACTCAGGTAGCCATTGTCTTTGTTCTTCTGTAGCTTGTAAATACCCGCAAGATGCATCAATACCAATGCGATTATTGGTGTGGCATATTTTTTCTGTATCCTCGCTATGGCAATCCATGTTGACAATAGCTTTAGTTACTTGGTACAGAAGTCTTGTATACTCTTTCAACCTGTCGAATGATTCTACGTTACACAAAAACACAGTGGCTAAATTGCACGTCTCGTAGTTACATAAGCTGATTTCACTACAAGGGTTAGTGCCTGTTATTGTTACGTTTTTCTCATGCTCTGGGTCTTGCAATCTGTCCTTTGTTTGAACAAGATGTTTATTCCAAAGTCCAAACACTTCACAGTTAGGGTCATAGAAGCTATCCCAATACTGTTGCGGTAGCTGATTTATATCCGAGCATACTAACGTAAGATTGGCCATAGCTCTGTAGTTTGGAATGTTACCTTTTCCCCAGTTCTTACTGTCAAGAAATTGCATATCATCTACGTCACCTAACATTATCAAGCTTGACCTACGAACATTCCCGCTCACCACTATCTCACCTATGATACAGGCAATATCCATAGCATCTACGCTGCGTATTTTCTTATTTGCTCTACTGTTTAGTAGCTGGTTTATCTTCTGCATTCCTTCAATCAAGGGAATCGGGCCAGACGCTGTTCCTCCAAAGTTTTTTATAGGTTCCCCAGCAGCTCGTACACACACTGTGGAATACTCAAGTTCTCCCCCTCCATTAAAGTGCAGAGTGAGTAATCGTTCTAATAAGTCTACCCAACCTTCACGTGAGTCTGGGACGATATAACGGGCATCCTTCGTGTTCTTATGTGTGAGCTTCACTTTACCCACTTTAGGCAGAGAGTATACGTATTCTCTTTGTATGTTAAATCCTACACCAGCTCCTAGCATCAAAGCATCGAATGCCCAGACAAAAGGTTTTACTGGCTCATCCACTACAGCATGAGCACAGTTTAGTAAGCTCATCATCCCAAGCTGATCTACGGTGCGTGTTCCAAGTTGCCACATAGCTCTGCCACTAACACTACCTTTAAGCTGAGAACGCATATGCCTGTATAGCGTCTGGTCTTCCTCACTCCAGTGTAGTTTTAGTTGTTGGCGTATAGCTTTCAGCTCCCTCTCAATTGTTTGTTCATAGGACTCTGTCCTATCTGAGCCTTCCCGCACTCGTCGTGCGTAGGTTCGCTTGAACGTAATCAGTCCAACTGGTCCCCAAGGCGTATTTGTCATAGGTTATTTCTCCTCCTTCTGTTTGAATTTACAACAATCTGGTATTTTGTCCCATTGTTCCATAACACTCTTAACTATGTGAGGTGTAGCAACACACACGTCCTCTTCAAGAATAGAAGCAGACGAGTGATTTCTAAATACGTGTAGTGTGGCATGTGTCAGCTCATGTACGAGTGTATCAAAATTATAATCAGGATTGTCGAGTTGTCGTATAAGTATTAAATTCTCGGCATAAGCACATAATCCATCCGTATCCGCATCTAAGTCTTTATGTAATGTATCAGCAGCCACCACCCTAATTTCCCATTCCCAGCCAAGAACTCGTAATTTAAACGGCTTTACAATCTCTTCTTTTTTAGAGAGTGTTTCAGTCTTCAACGTCCTCTTGTTTGTCGGGCTACGTCGTTTCATGAGTTATGCCCTTCCTTTAAAAGCTTTAGCAAGTGCTTACCATACCACAATGCTTTTTCAACATCTTGTATAGGTGTACCTTTCTTGTCAAACCGAGCATAATATTTAATAGCATTCCCAGCACAAAATCCTATACCAAATCCTTGTGCGTCTATTAAATCAATAGGCTCCACATCCCCCCTGTAATGGATTGATGCTGGCGCATCACTCCCCGTTCCTATCGTCACTTGCTTCGACGCTGGTGCTTGACATTCTTCTTCCGTTGATGTATCCTGAACATACCCCCTAAGAGAGCTGTCTATATTAGATGGCTCTTTTTCCTCCGCCAGTTTTTCTATTCCTAAAAATTCTTGAACAGATAGGTATTTTATATGCTTTTCACTCGGCAGTTCACACTCGTCATAAGTACGAATATCAGGTTCGTTGTAATGCTTACAACTAGATAGAATGTACTCTCCTTCAAAGAAGCGTTCAGCTCCACCTTCATTCTTATATCCTTTGCTCATAAGTTCCTTCAGGACAGAATCAAATTCCTCTTGCGTGTTTACTGGCCCGACAGCAATATCAGGTAGCTCCAGTATTCCAAGATACTCGTAAGGGTCTACAATTTTAGCTTTATGTATTTCCTCTTCCAAACAATATACTATCTCATACTCGTCTAATTGAGGACAGCTTGCACACAGATAGCCTCCTTCAAAGAATTCCTCTTGTACTGTCTCTTCAGATTTCTCATAGCCTTCCCCTACCATTTTATAATATGTCTTCCAAAATATTTCCATTGTTGGTATCGGGCCGACAGCTATATCAGATAAATCCTTACCTACTTTCAGAAGTTTGTTCATTTCCTCTGTGTGTTTTTTCACTTGCTCTATCCATTTGTCATTAGAGCATTTCAAACAATCATGTTGTTTCCCATTCTCTATCGGCTCGAATAAACAGCCGCATGTATTACAAAATAGCACTAGTTATTTCCCTCCTCAATTTCTAAAGCTTCTAAACTAAAGATCCTAGCATCTCCACACACCTCAGTGCTGCCAGAAATCTTTGCACTCCCGTACACCCAAGCATCCCCATGAACTCTAGCATCCCCAGAAACCCATGCACTCCAAAAAACCCATGCCCCTTCATACACCTCAGCATTCCCAGAAACCCGAACACTCCCACTTATCCAAGCATCACCATATATTTTAGCATCCTCAAAAACAATTGCATTCCCTTGAACCTTAGCATTTCCATAAACAAAACAACCACCTTCATGACTTAGATTTTCTTCTTTTTCAATCCAACCACCTACCAGTCCATCAGATATCCTACGGATTCTATGTAGGGTTGCTCCTGCATACCTTTTTGTCTCACCTGTAAATTCATATTTTTTATTCATGTGTTACATCCCTCCTGTACTTCCCCTCCTTTAATACCCCAAATGACAAGGAGGCATCACCTCCTCAATTATTTCTATATCACTACATGCTATTTCCTTCATGCTCTCGCCATACACTAAATAGTCTCTACGCTCATGACTCTCTATTCTGTATAAAGCTCCGGGTACTTCCGTTGGAAATATATTCCTTACGCCTATCTGTTTACCGCTCATTGTGTAAATAATACTTCCAATTTCCATTTAATTGTCCTCCAACTTATCTGTGAGTAGTTTTTCAAATACAAAGAATAGCTTGTCCTTATCCCCTTGGTAATGAGAAATATAATTAGCCAAGCGATTACAAAGTGTAGCAAGTATAAGCTCATGCTTTGTAGGAAACTTATCAAACATAGCAGATGTGATTCTATCTATGTCGTTCGCATATGCTATCACCTCCAATGCCTCCTTGTCCAGAAGTTTTTCTATAATACTTATTACGTCGCCCTCTTTTTCCACAAGTCCTCCTCCTTGTTGTAAATTAAAGCATGTTGTAAATTTCTTTCTTGACAAATTCTAACGTATCGTCCATACCACGATTCAACATCTCCTAAGTCGCACTTATCCTCAGCAAATGTTTTATGTATTGCAGCCTTACCTGTCATAGGCACGTCTCCTTTGAGAATATCATTAAGCCAATCAACGGACTTGTTCATAACATCCGCCACTTCCTCAGCATCACCTTCAGCCACTTCAACAGTGGAGGCATCGTGCCAGTCTACAATAGAAGGCCAGAATTGTACACCCCTTTCTTGTAGCTCTGTCATATAAATATTTATCCACATCATTAGTATAATATGTCCACTACTCTGAACTACCCGATTTAACACATCCTTCTCTTTACCTTCAGGAACACACACTGGCATACCTACACCATTCAACACCCAACCGCCGTTACGTTTCAATTGCCGTTCCAGAAATCTAACATATTCTCCCGTAACAGCATAAACATCCGTAAGCGAACGATGCATGAATTCCACTTCATCCAGTGTCTTATCGTGCCCTTGTAACAGAAGTATCTTCTGTAGTTTCTTTGGACGTGCCCCGTAGTTAAAGGCTAACGTAAACGCTTTGAATAGTCCACGTAGTCCCTTATGTTTCTTCTTAATTATTTTAATAACATCCGCATTGCTGTTGTATGGATCATATCCTTCGTCAAGAAAAGGTTGACCAATTCCTGCCACTTGTGATCCATTAAAAATGTACCCGTCATTGGGCTTTGCATTCGGCCCAACCAGTGCAAGCTTAGCAGGGTCTTTACTTAGTCCAGCCAACACCTTATCCTCCAAGCAATTTCCAGATACAAATACATGTCCGTTTTGTCTGACAAGTAAGTAGCCGCTAGGTACTGATACACAGTATATTTTTCCTTTGTAATGCTCAACTCCCTCGTCTATCTTAGGCCTCAATCTTACTTGCGTGGCTTTTCTGATTCGTAACTTATAGAATTTAAATGGCTCTTTTCTAAAGTTAGTGCTTCGAATCTCTACCACTTTTGTAGCTTTATATCCAGACCTAACTAAGTACGCCTGTACTTCATCAATTGTCTCCTCATTCATCTGTCCGTATATGCAGCTGTTTGAATTGAGTGTGCCATCCCAGAACGTCAGCTCCCTGACGAAGATATCAGCCATGTCAGGACTCAGTCTTTTTAGATTTAAACGCTTGGTTTTCCAATCGAGGAGTTCCGATTGAAATTTTATGTGATTCCACCTATAGCAACCGGGATGCCCTTTGTAGGTTCTTCTCATTTCGTCCCCTAAAATTTCCGTAAGTCTCTCAACTTTTCTTGGCTTCTTAACCTCAATCTGAAAGTAGTTCTCCTCCTTTCGTTTAGAGCCGTCTGCTTGAAGTAACACCGCCATCACTAACTCTCGCTCTGATACGGTAATAAATTCCGAATGTTCAACCACGGTGTTTATGGCTATATGACTTCCCGCTGTAGGCACTCCGTCCGATGCTTTTGTTTCTCTTCTCCATTTGTCAGACCTTCCATCTGCTTGTCCTGTCCAGAGCATTCTGTGGTTAGGTGTTACTCGTAACTTTCCTAGTGCTCTGTTCCTGAACGTACAAAGAACGCCTTCATAATCTCTACTGATGTAATTAGTAAACTCAGTATAACTTCCACGTAATGTGTTGGGGTCTACTTGAACCACTTTGTTCGTGGATTTTAGTTGACTGAAACTTACCCAACCTTCCGAGGTTAGTACATCTGTACCTTCGGGGTAGCAGTCAAAATCTAAAGTGACAAATGTGTATCCCCTCCGAGCCACTAAGCTCTCTAGCCCTCCATATACTTTCGGTACTTGTGTGATGTTTAAACGGTTTCCACTCAGCTCTTCGGATACCAACTCCTCTTCTTCATTCACCAGAACCTCCTGATATCCTTGTAGTTACAGACGCCACAGGTTTTGTCTGTAAGTGTAGACACTCATCGATGCTGGAGTTTTCAAGCCAAGCCGCAATATATGTTCCCACTTTCGCTGGCTTTGCACTCTTCAGCAGTCCTTTACCAATATCGCCGTACGCCCCAAGCACACCCTTCCCTGTTGCAGGATTACCTTCTTTTGTATACTCGTGTACAGGATAATTGCAATGGTCAAACAACAAGGCCGCCTTATCCTGCGAGCTATTGGGATTGAAGAACTCATTCAATGGTTGATTTATCAACGTGTCCATTTTACCCCTCCATTTGCCCCAGTTGATTGTCTGTTCTGGTGGCGTATTTTCTATTTCGTGTTTACGTGCGAGCCAATTCTGATAGCTCTTGCTTTCCTTCCCTGCCTTTGTATACTGCTTAGGCGGTGGACGTAATTCTTTTTGTTTCTTATATTTCACTGGCTCTGCTTGCTCAAGCTCCTGTATTAGCTTTTGCTTTTTGATTCTACAAAACTCTTGCACTTGCGGAATTTCACACAGAAGCTTTTGTTGTTCCTCACTCTCTTCAATACAAGCATCGTAATAGGCCGCTAAGTTTTCTCTGTTCACAGCCATACCGTGGATTTGCTGTATACAAAATTCACGACACACTGTCAGATGTATATTAGTTAGTTGTCCTTCTGTGTATATTTTAAACCTCTCACGCACAGGCTGGAATACATACTCACTAAGATACATTGTGGATATGGCATCGAGTGCGCAGTAGTGTCCAAGTATTTCAAATGGTGCACGCCACATTTCATCCTTCTTTGCTCGTGGTTCACGCTCCCCTGTTCGCTTATTCTTCACCATTGTGTAGTAGCCATTGCTTATCATCCACTGGTCAAGCTCTACATCGCCCTTAGCATCCCAGCCAAGTAGCTGTAATTGTGCTGGTTTTAATCCCCACTTCTGATTATCGAAGCCCTCATTTGCTAAATATCTATAGGTAGAGAATACGTCCTCTACAAAATTTGGCCATTTGTCTCTAATGTGTTTTGTGTTCGCAGGATTGTCTCGGAGTGCAAACGCTCCTTCAAATGATATATTAAATACAGCTAATGGAACATCGTGTCTCCATAGCTCGTATGTTATTTCTTCCCATAGTCCTTCGTATGATGATGTGAAGTCTACACAGAAAGCTCCTCTGCTATCTGCATACGCAGCACACATCACCTGTGTATCCCAATGCGCCTTAGCTCCACGTGTTTCAATATCGTAATAGATTGTGCCCTGATGTTCTTTCCATATGTGTTCTATTTCTTTTATACTCTTCACGTTTGAATACATTCTGATTGGATGGGTGCGTGGATTCCAAGGCTTATCCACTGGGGAAATTAGAACAAAGGGAAGCTTACTCTGTCCCCTCACATTCGTCGCCATATTCTTCCCCCTCATCTTGTTGTCCATACACATCGTCTATTATTAATTGATAGATTTCTAAAGGTAAGGCACTTATAAATACGTTTCTAATAAGTCCGTCATCCGTGTACGTATGTAACTTGCACGCTGTGCTCATAATGTTTTTCCATTCAATTTAGGCCAGCATTCCAGCCTTTCCATTTCCTCGAAGTAGAAGTAGTAGCCGCCCCATTTAGTTTGTGCTCCTGCATCAACATGTGTTCTCCATCTGCTAGTTGGTTGAGAGGAAGAACAAGCATTGGAATATTGCTCGTCCTTCTCTCTCTGGGGGGAAACATTCTTCTGTTTAAAGCCGTTACGCCAGCTCATTAGCGTCTAAATCCCTTACCAAATTGTTTCTTAGGAGCTGGAGCTTTGTCCTCTCCTTTTGGCTTATCAGAGAATTTAGCTTTCTCTGTTTCAGCAGCTGCTCGTGTATGTTGGAATATGAATTTACCAGCTTCGCAATTGAACACAATGCCCATGCTGAATTGATTAATACTAACACTGGCTTTGTCTGCAAGTGTAGCAAATTCCTCATCACCTTTCTCCTTCAATTGTAGGACAGCAATGTTAGCCTCTCCTGTTTCCTTGTTCACACCAACAGGACGAACAATAAAGCATGTATCAGGCTCATCCTTTGGATTGCCTATGAAGTATGTGTGTCCTGATTCCTTGCCCTTTTGAGCAAACAATCCACAAACAATATCATACTTATCACCGTTCTTGATTTTTAAAATTGCTTCTGGTTTACGAGCCTCTCCTTTGTTAGAGCCGTTATTGTTAGAAGCTGATTTGTTAAATTTTCCGTATGCCATGTTATGTCTCCTCTGCACAGCTATGCGTGCCGTTGTTAAAAAAGCCTAACGTCGCTACCAATTAGTCAACGTCAGGTAAATAAATATATTTGCCTTCCATTGGAAGCTTCTCTATCCACGCTTGCGGATCTCGTTCAAAGCTGTCACAATGTGCTTTGATGTCGCAATAGTTGCAATGTTTCCACTTGCCCTTGCACCCATCAACATCTAAATTCACAGGACGTGGAGGTAGGGGTTTTTTATATTGTTTATTCTCAACATCTTCTTTTGCATCCAACGTCCTCAAATGATACTCCTGTACACCTGCTTGTGTGATGATTGTCTCTCTTGGTTTATACACTACGTTTCCTAAGTCGTCAAGCATTTTAAACCAAAGTGTTTCCTCTTCATACCACACAGGAATGTAAAGCTTGAATTGTAGCAGCCGCTTAGGATATGTTCCTTTATCTAAATCAAAATAAGATGGGAACACTGCTACAAGCTCCTCAAAATTCTTTCTAAATTTTGGTGATATAACACCAGTATGGAATACAGAGCGATTGCAATACGCTAGTTCGTATTCATCAAATTCACCAGTGATTAAATACATTGCACTCTGTGCCATGTGTGACAGCTCAGGCTGTCCTTGCATTCTCGTACTGCACGAGAACATACTCTGAAACCCTTTTAGCTCAACGCCGAGTTTCTTATCGGGATATTCAATTGTCAAATCAGGATGGCCTACTAATGTTGTACCTCCAAATGGAATTTCAATTAGTGCATCCTCTCCAAGTATAAGCTTTCCTCCTTTCCCCTCTGCCTCTAAACCAGCAAGAACATTGTTCTCCCAGTTCATTTCGTTACCAAACCCACTCTCAAATCCAAGACGTGTTCTATAATCCGTCACCCCCTCATATCCAAGTAAACGTAGCAAGCTCTTACGCATACATTTACCAGCATGTCCTATACTCCCGTCTGGCTCTCGTATTACGACACCAGCCTCTCCAACACGTAATTTACCAAGCCTCCCTTTCTCTTTCTGTGTATGTTCTTCTTGGAGCTTAGCCATACCAAGCCCCACCAAATCCCGTAAATGTGTTGTCATTCAGTCTCCTTACATTAGCATTCTTAGGCTGTGCGTGGAAGCTGTTTACAGCTCCGACGTCTCCTTCTTCATATACAATTTCATTTCATCTTCTCTTCTCTTAACAAGTCCTAATATATACCCATCAGGCGACTAACTATCCAGCCTCCTGCCACCCATGCTATTAAGTGTAAGCACATCGCCGCAACCACCTCGTACAGGTTCCACGTCCCCTTCGTATCTGGGGCGAATAACAGAATCCAAGGAAATACCCCAACCCCAGGAATAAACCCCAGTATAAATATTACAATCTTAACTATAAATATGCCTAGCATCTCAAGCATTTATCCTTTCTCCTTTTTATACAATTTCATTTCAGCCTCTCTCCTCTTAACAAGTCCTTTAATTATTTTCCCTCCCGACCTTACATACAATTTAAAACTTTGTGCTGCTTTAACATGCATTCCCTTCTGTGAGAATTTCCATACATCAAAACGTAGTGCTCCACTAACACCTAGGTTGTAAGAGAAGGATAGAATAGCAACCGATTGATTGTGTGTCAACGAGTTTTTGCAATTACGTTGTAATGCTTTAGCAAATTGTTCCTCAACAACACGTCGTAATTCCTTATCTGCCTCCTCTCGTGTATACGTTTTCTTTCCTCTACAATCAAACCCGTAGCCACATTTATAGCTCCCATCCATATCTTTATACGGAACACTAGAATAGCCCTCGTATTGTTTAATAAAATCCACAGCCGATGCAATTACTAAAGCAGATAAGAATATACAAGTCATCATCCCTCCGCATCAAAATAGAATTTCTGTCAAAATTCTAGTATTTTCCCACGCCACATGACACGTGTTGTTACTTCCTCTTCATCGTCATCCGGCACATTATATAAAACAATTTTAGGACTCATACTGCTATAGCCCTCGTATGTTGTCTCCACACCGAAGCCATTCATCCAACCTGTCAGCCTACTACCAGCATAATCCCTGTTCAACATAGAGACACAAGGCAGAGCATACGATGTAAGCCATTCCTCTCTCCAATGCCAATGCCCGCAGCGATATTTACCAAACAATTTCCAACCATGCACACATCCTGATTCCTCATGCCCGTGTCTGAACGTAGCATCCCCTATCATGTATGGCTCTCGTTCGTCCTCCATTTCACGCCACGTTACACGTTCCGAAGCAAACAATGTTTGTGGGTCGAGTAAGCCCTCAAGTTCTGGATGGGTGTCTATATACTTAGTGAGCCATTGTTGATGATTGCTATCCAACACCGTCATTTGATTATTCTTTGTCAAAGCCGCAGCACTTTCGAGGTATTGTTGTATTCCCTCTATTTCCTCGTCAGCCCGTACGCCTTCCCGCTTACGTGGATTTTTGGCTGTCCAATGAGAGAATGCTTCAAACTCTCCAACATCTCCAAGGCTTAGGAATTCATCAGGCTGTATCATTGTAGCAAATTGAAACAAACTCACCATCACATCCTCGTTGTGGTAGAGAATGTGCTCGTCCGTTGCACACACTGTTACATGTGCCTCCTGCTCTCCTTCTGGTGCTATCCTCAGTCCGTCTACAAGTACGCTCCCGTCCTGCTCTACAAGGATACGCTGGGCATGATACTCACCTGTCTGTAAGTCTTCCACCACCCATACGGCTGAAGGGATGTGCAATGCCCTATGAAACTCCCTCGCACTGCTTGGTTGTTTTTTGTTACGAGTCATACATCCTGTTGTTATGTGTGTATGAGCTGTGTTAGTGCCCGGCTTTGCATGACTCTTCAAACAACTAATTGGATGAGGGACAATAACACTCTGCTTTCTAAATTGATTCAATGCCCGCCCGCTCAGTGGATTGCTACTAATGTTTGTCCCTGCGGGAGACACACCAAGTAGCTTTAAATGTTTACCTATTTCAAGTTCATGTCCTTCAGGTAGTAGTTCAGCATCAGGGAACACTTTCAATAATGTTTTATTATTCTTGTCCATTTCTTGCTTGAGAGGTTGTAGCCGTAGCGATAAGGCATCCACTTTGTTTTGATATTTTCTTACACGTTTTATTAATTGTAGCTCGTTCTTTTCAGCCTTTGTTATTTTATCTAATTGTACGGATGCTTTGTGCTCGCTCATGTCTGGTTTCTGTCTTAATAATTCCCGCACACTGTCTGTTACGTTCTGTAAGAGATTGCGTGCATCTATTAAATCATTCTTAGCAACACGTAATTTTAGCTCTGCTTCTTGGTATAAAGCTTCTATCCTGTGCATTTTAGCTAAATTGATGGGCGATAATGTGGAGCCAAGATGGATGACACGTTCCACATTCATCACTCGTACAAACTCTTTTAGCACAGGTAGTATATCCATGCCCATGTAGCCACAGCCTATAATCAAATAGCCTGTCTCACGTTTTTCCATTGCCCTCGTCCTCCTCCTTCATGTTCCGTATCTCAGACATTAAAGCATTAATACGTACAATACTATTCCTTATTCTTAAGAGCCTTGCCTCTATTTCCCTATCGTCCAGTAGCTCCTTATGTCTTGGTTTATTTGCTCTTCTCACTCTCTCTGTATTCAAATTATATATTGTTGCCATCCCTAATATCCCCCACTATTATACCAGCCGCCGCCAAGCAATTGGAACGACGTATTTCCTATTTTAATTTCTGTCTCACTACCACATTTAGGGCATTTGAATTTTCTTGTATTCTCATACGTGTCAGCTACTTCACAATTGTATTCACACTCTGTGCATTTCACATCATATATAGGCATGTGTCCTCCTATTGTAGCTTATCGTATATGCTGCGAACATTACTAAACTCCGCAAGCCCTTCCTCATCAGGCCGCATCTCTTCAGCTCCGTACAAAGCTCCTATCATCTCCTCAAATTCTAATTGTCTCTGTCTGAATGCCTCAAACTCTGCATCTTTTAACATCCGTCTCCATAAGGCTGGCATGTTTCTATATTTAAATCTATCCATGTAATAATTCCTTTCTTATATTTTTAAAAGCTTAAACTAATACCTACCATTGGCCACAATGTATCATCATCTCTATCAAATGTTAGTCCTGTAGTCAAGTATAAATTAGCGTTTGTGTCGAATACATTAGAAAATAATTTGTATTCAAGCGTTAGTCCCATACGCCTATCATATTGCACTGGGTCGACGAACAATCCTCCCTTCCAATTTGGGGCAACAAACAACTTCTCTCTTGTTTCTATTGTAGGTTTATCTAATATCCTCTTCACTTTCTTCACTATTTTTCCTGTTACAGGGTCTCGTATAGATTCATACTCCGTTATTTTGTCGGCTGTTGTTCCTTCCGTTGGAGGTTGTACACATTTAGGCAAGGCATAGCGACCAACACTAAACCCAGCCACAGCCCCAACGCATATTAACACAAGCCATATTATTATTCTTATCTGTGGTAGCATTAGTTATTCCTTTATCAGTTTAAGTCGTTTACGTGTATCGTCTACATCCTCCAATGCTTTGCGTTTTATATAGGCAAGGTATTGCCTAACTTGTGCGACAGTGTACACATTGTACATGCCTATGTATTTTCTGTCTTTATTTATATAATCTGTCTTTCCTGTGCGAACATCATTAGCTTTAAGCCAAGCTGAGATTTTCCTACCCCATGCATGATTGCTACCTTTCAAGTGAGCAAACTCTGCAAGTTTTCGTATCTCTTTGAGCGTTCTAGGTATTTCCTCATCTATCAAGTCAATAGGTAGATGCTTTGGCTTTTCCAAGAAAGTGACACGCTGCTCAACATTAGAGATTCGTATATCGTGGTCAACGATTGCCCGTGTAGTGAGGGACAGTCCATCGAACATATCCGTCGGATGTGCTGCTGCTCTCTCCACTACAACCCATAGCGCATTGTAGATTGCCTCAGCCTCCGGCGTATCGACAAGTTTAACTATTTGCTTAAACGTATCTTTAGATACAAATTTTCCGGGGCTTCCTGTTAGTGGTATAACTCCTTGATTTCGTAAGGATATGTAGTTAGTACACGAAACGTTTACAAACTCTAAGTGCTGGTTACGCTTGAATAAATTGTGCATAGCTTGTTTACTCATCCCAAGTAACTCATATGTATGTCGCAAGCTTACATAGCCGTCCTTGTACTCCTCGTCCTTCAAAATCTGGACAAGCAACTTCATACCATTCACAGCTTCTATTTTCTTTTCTTCTATCTTGACTAATTCCATATATTTATTTCTCCGTATTGATATTGTCTCTACATATTGTTTGTTCTTTATCAGGGCATTGATTTGTGCTGTCATACGTTGACGGCGACATTATCAAAGCAAAGAAGCCCCATAGTAAAAACGCAATTGTAATTAATAGTGTCCAACCATTTCCTAAATCTAAATATCTCATAATAAATTCTCCTTGTTAATACTTTGTGTATCTGTATATTGTAATCCAATTCGTGATAATGCCTCCGGCTGCATTCTCACTCCTGCATAATAGTCATACTCCCCTGCCTCAATATTTACACCTCCAAACTCAGATACATATAAAGTGTATATTCTCAGTTCAGGTACATCTATTATAAGCATTAGCCTAATACCTGCTTCCTCAAACTCCTGCAATACTTCTACGAGTTTGTCTTCATCTGTAATGTTTCCACTAGCCCACATTTCAGATAAGCCTCCTTTAACAGGACGTAAACCTAAAGAATACATTGTCTCTTTTTGATCTTCTGTAGTCTCTCCTGTCAGGATTTTAACTAGAGCGTTGGTTTTAACTTCATCTAACATATTATAATAAGTCTCCTTTTAGTAGTTTGTTATCCGTGTCGCATATACATATACCTTGTTCAGGCTGATATATTTTCATGCTACCACTACATGATATAGAGCATTGTTGCATTATTGCCTTATGATCCGATGCCTTCCAAAATGCTGTAGTGCTACATCCTACTAACATTAAAAATAAAAACAATATTAGTAGTAAATACATAAGTTGCAGTCTAACTGTCGTCATTATCCTCATCCCCTTCCCATTCAAATTCTATCTCTGTATAAATCACTCCCTCACCACCACAACTGCGGCAGCTATACATCTCTCGACTATCACTAAAACCTGTACCGCCACAGGCAGGGCATATTGACTCATCCATGTGTTATTACTCCCATTGTGTTTCTGTTTCTATTATAACGTCTAAACATTGCTTCACTTTATGTGAATCAGTTTTAGCGAACACTTCCCTAAGCAAAAGTTTTATTGTTCTTAAGCTATCCTCGAGATAGTCCACTCTGTCCAATAATTCCTCCGCTGAAA